TTGACAGAAGAAAAAGATGTTGAAACTAAAGAAGCTTCAGAATTTAAAAAAATAACTTGGGAAAGAATCGATTATGATAGTTCGAAACCAGTTCCACCGTTAAATTTTTTGACACCATCAGAACGAGCAGGTGCATTTAAAGATGTGGATAAAAGTCAAAGAGAAAATTTAGCAACTTTGATTGGTTCAAAATATGAGACTTTAGGAGACAATGATTCAGATTATAAAATAAAAAAAGATTTTAAAGACAGTATAGGATATTTATCCACAGAACATATCGAGGGTGGTAGTGGAGATACCGAACAATCTATACTAGTTCCACTTGAAATGGAACTTGAGATAGACGGAACAGGTGGTATTTATCCTGGTAACTCATATCACTCAACATATCTACCTCAAAGGTATCAAGATAAAACTGTTTTTCAAATATTTGATGTGACTCATACGGTAAGTTCTACTGGATGGACAACATCATTGTCTGGTAAAATGAGGACAAGTTATAATCAAATATTTCTTGTAAAAGAAATGGATGGTGCTATTACAGATTTAATCAAAAATTATCAGAAGAAATTAAAAAATAACGCAAATGAAGAAAAAGCAAAAAAACAACAAGATAAATTAGATAAAGCTATTGAAATAAGAGACAGAGACAGAAAAAATAAAGA